TTTCCTCTTACATAAATGCCAGGTTCTGGGCCTTCAGCAATAATGTGACGAATTCTTTTTCCTTTTTGAGTGACATGAGGAATATCAAATAACTTATTTCCAGATGCTACGCCGTTTAGATTGCCAATGAAAGTTGGTGCAGTTACATTTCCACCTGCTTGAATAGTTCCAGTGACTTGAAGAGCATCAAACTTTCCATTGACTTGAAGATATCTTTCACAAGCATCCTCTGGATAATCATCATCACCAGTTGTGCTTCTATGAATATAATCAAAATTTGGATGCGGTGTCCCTACAACTGGACCATCACAATTTTCATTTCCAACATTTCTAGGTATAAATTCGTTTGGCATAATTACTCCTTAACATCATAGTGATAACCAGAAACAGAATATTCATTATTGTTTCCTGGATAATCTGCTGGCGTTTCTCCTTTATATTCCACAATTAGTTTTTCTCCATCAATTCTTTCTGCAAAGATATGGTAGAAACAATCAATTGGCATACCACCTTTTGATTGAAGAAAAACTTTATTATCTCCGATTCTTTTTACAATGACATCCTGATGAGCACCAACTGGAGTTAGTGACACAGTAATTGATGTTGGGTCTACAAGTTTAGACCAATATTCTGGAAGTGAGATTTCAGTTTTATTTCTAACTCTTCCACGAACATAAACATCATTTGAAGGGCCTTCTGGACAAGTGTGTCTAAGTCTCCAACCCTCTTTTGTTGGGTGAGGAATATCAAAGTTTTTCTTTGCAGAAAGAATATGTTTTCCACAACGAGATGCCACCTCTCCTTGTGCAATTAAGTCTCTACCAACATTAATATCTTCGTTAGTATCAACCATACCGAAGAATGCCGATGGTCCATCAATTGCAAGTGAATATGGATTATTGGAACCAGTGCAAAGAGCACCTGCAATTAGTGGTGATGTTGATTCAACATTAATATTTGGTCCCACCATCAAAGTTGCTTCGACAGTAGTAAATTTTTGTGGATCTCCAATAATTGCTGGTCCTTCAATATAAGCAGAACCTCTTGCTTCTGCAGGACCAACTCCAAGTGCAGTTGGATTTCCACATCCAACAAATAATCTTTTTCCTACAAATAAATCAGGTACTTTCATTGTTTATTTTGTTCCTCGTTAGTGTATGGACCAGAGCATGGTTTTGACCCATTGACTTTTGTTGCACCATCAGCAGCATCAATAAGTCCTCCGTATATATTTAATATTGCTTTACCTATAACGTCAACTGTTTTCTCAGAGAATATTTTTGTTGATACTTTAGAGTTAATATCAATTTGCGGTGCTTTAATGATAACTTTTTCATTACCATCAAGTTGTATAACACCATTTTGACCATCAGAACCAGAAGCAATCAATTCAATATTCTGTGCCCAAATTACAATACGACCATTAGGTGCTCCAATAAACACATCACCATTCTCTGCAAGTTGATAGATTGCCGGAATATCTTTTGCAACATCTTTTCCAGCTTTTACTGCAAAGGAACCGGGACATACATTCATCGTAGATCCCTTTCTTCCCTGGTCAATATCACCACTAGAGTCCATTGTCATATAATGACGACCACCATCCTCTCCAGTTCTTAACATAACTCCGGAGATGTTATTATCTTGATGAATATGACCAAATCTTATTTCGCCATGATCATTTCCTAACCTATTAAAATGGTAATTAGTTCTCTTTCCCATTAAAATTTACCTACACAATCTATAACATTGATAACTTGAGACTCCAGAACTTGTATTTGCTCTTCATCAACTCTTCTAACATTAAAAACAGGGATAATCTTAGCATTATAACCGGTATCACTTTCAATGTAAATATCAGGAAACTCTTTGAATCCTTGTCCAGAAGAAATGAGATTGACCTTTGTAAGAGATCCAAGAGAATCAAACTCAGGTTTCATAATCGCACCATTATCAGGAGAAATAATGATTTGATCATTTGGATTGTATGAGAACCCTGGATTGGAAATAAACACATCTCCAATCTCAAGAATAATTGGATACTGTCCATTATTTAATGTAGGTTCCACGCCTCTAGGAAGAGTCACTTGTGTAAGTGTAGGTGCAGTAAGTGTTTGTGGTTGATCGATAACTGTTGTTGTACCATTAAAGTAAACTTCGTCACCAGTATCAACGGAGAATGTTTGTCCAGGATTGTATGGAGTATCATAAGTTCCATCATTATTTCTAACAGTCGTTTGGTCAGATCTCGCCCAGGTTCTTCCATCTCCACCTTGACTTCCATTTGGTGATGGTAAATATCCAGTTCCAGACTCTTCCATAACAACATTTACAACTTGACCATTATTGATAATTGATCTACCAACAGCTCCATTTCCATTTCCACACCCATCAACAAATTTGACAAAAGGTGCAGACGTATACCCTGAACCAGGAGTAACTATATCAACACCAAGAATATCTCCAACTGAACTTATAATCGCATTACCGGTTGCACCCGATCCACCACCACCAAAGAACTCTACATTTGGAGGACCACAGAATACTGGACCTACATTACATGATCCAAGAGCATCAAATACATCAGTGAAATCTAAATCAAAATCAAAGTTATTCGGATCAATTGCTTGCGTAACAGTGCTTGCTACAGATTCTACCGCATTAATTATGGAATTAAGATTAAGACTTGGAAATGATTCTGTACCATCCCAAATACTCCATTCTTTTGTTTCCGAACAAGAAGGTTGTTCTTCACATGAAAGAAATGATAGAAGATCAGTAACAAAGTTTAAAATTCCACCTGCAATATCAAATGCACCACCAACTAGTGCCTTTACTGGTCCAAGGATTGAATCAACTGCAGAAGTAATCAGACCTGCAAGTTTACCAACCAAAGCACCAACAAAATTTTCAACAGCGCAAAGAGGTGTATTAATAAATCTATCTACTGCTTGAAGTAGAAAATTGCCAATCATCTTCAAAAGATTACTAATAATTTTTCGGAATAAACACGCAATCAAATCATTTGCAGTCTCGACTGCTTTTTTAAGTCCTGGTCTTTGGTTTGGAAATAAGAAATAATAAGTATCTTTCATCGAATTGTTTATTTTATTGGTGGTATATTTTTGAACCTCTTCAATTAACCATTTAACACCACCAGTAATAAACTCAGATGCCTTAGTTACCTCTTTATCTATTTCTCTCTCTATATTGTTAATTTTAGTAGATACTTTTGTCTCCCAATTATTTGCAGTCTTTTTAATTCTTTCAATATCTGCAATTAAATTTTTTATTCGTCTTTGAATCGCACCTAAGGGAACTGGTTCGCAAGTTGATGGTTTTGGAACTGGTTCTTTCTTTTTACCATTCTCATATTGTTCTTTATCTGCACCAGAAGATAACTCTTGCCCCGCAACAGCTTCTTGTCTTCCTTTATTGACGGGTTTTTGTGTAGATCCAGTTTGAGTTGCTGGGGGAGAAGTGGTGTTGTCCAGAGTAGATGAGTATCTTGCAACCGTGTTAGTGTTTGTATACCCACTAAAAGGAAAGAATGCAATGTCTGGATTGTCTTTTGACGCAAGAGCAGTGTATTGATTTGTTCCCAAAACACCCATAATTACAGGTTGTTGAGAATCTTCACCATCTAAGAAAAATCCAAAGACAAAATTGCCCTGACGAATACCGGAGTTAGCCCAGGTTCCTGCCCCACCACCTCCAGCAGTTACTGGATACATTACAGATGCCCATGGCAACTGATCGTCAGTTAACTCCTTTTTATTCGCAGTATGATAACCCATAATGCGAACTTTAAATCTTTCACCAAATCCTCTATGATCAGAAGTGTTTTTTGTTGGTCTAGCTGGGATATTACCTGCCCACTTTTCTTCAGATACTACCTGACCTACCCACCAGATAAATCCATCACGACCAACGAAGTGTCTTTTAAAAAGTCCCTGTTCAATCATTAGTCTTCATACACTCTACATTCCAAAGCACCGGGATGTGAATCACAAAAAAGTTCTAGTGGATTTGGATCATGATCATCCTCAGGATGTTTTGCTTGGTATTGTTCTAATGCACCAAGTTCATCTTCCAAATGTCTACGTCTTTGGCCACTAGTATTGGGATTGTCTATCTCATCCCTATCATCATTAATGTGTTGTTGTAGTGTTCTGTCCATGTTACTTAAATGGTTTTCTACCGAATGTGTCCCTTACAAGAGTTAAACTTGTAAACGTGTTTCTAGGTGTAACTCTATGGCACAAACTTGATATCATATATATACCACTACTTTCCTTATTTATTTCACCACTTTTATCGCTAGTGAGTTCTTTAAAGTCACAATGAATAAGATCACCTGCTCTTAGACTAAAATCTCCGGGAATTATAATGTTTACCTTGATTGTAAACATTTGATTATATCTCATGATGGATTGGACCATCGTATTAGTCGCATCATATGTTGGATCAAAAGGAGTATTTTTCCAAGTTTCTAACTGAGAATTAATATCCTTTCCAGATGGCAATGTACCAACGTCCAAGACGTGGCTCATCAATCTAGATGTTGGTCTTCTAAACTCATCAGCAACATATCTAATATCTTTTGATCCTGCATTTATGATTTTATCTTTTTGATAATCATCAACATTAAAGTTTCTTACTCGATAGTCCATACCATAAAAATCAAAAAAGATGCTACGATTTGAATATGTTCCTAGTGTAAGATTTTGTTGTAGATCAATATCTCTTTCAATTTTATAAGATAAAATTTTATCATTATACTCATTTGGTTTGTCGGCAGTGTTGTTAAATATATACTTTTTCTTTGCTTTTTGTTCAAATAACTTATCAATAGATTTAAACTTAAAACCATCATATGTTTCATAAAATAAGTATCCAGCTGTTCCACCTTTACTTGTTTTTCCATCAATGGACAATTCTGGAACTGACTTAGACGCTAACCAAGTACAAACATAGAAAGGTTTTCTATCATTTCCAATGAAGTTATAACTAATGAGAGTTGAGTCAGATTCAATTCTCTTTTTCGTGTTTAGTCCAAGTTTATCAGTAAGAATTTTTATTACATTATCAGATATTTTTTGATCATATCTTTTTATAACTCTAGTCTGTTCATTGGCAATAAATTCACGAGTGCATAAATCGATAGAGTACAAGTCTTTTTGTGTTCCAGGATCTACGTTACGAACTCTATTAACATAAAAAGATAAATCAGTTTTAAATGATAACTTATTAGGAGTCGTTTGATTATCTTCGAGTTCAATAAGCACCTGTTCTCCACCACGAATTGGAAGAGAATCAAGAATTCCTGTTGGTTGTGTTTTACCTGCTAAGTTTTTATCAACAAATCCAGTTTCAATAATTTGTGCCGTGGCTGAAATAGAATTAGATAAAACACTTTCATAATACCTAATCTCAACTGCCGCAGTTGACATATCAACAGATTCTCCCTTATTTTTTGCTTGGAAGATCTGAAATCTGCTTATATTACCAGCTCTTGTTGCAGAATTGTTTGCCATTTATCCCTGTTTGTATAAGAATCCCATAAGTTGGGCTCTATAGTAACTATTTAATGCATCTTTTTTAGATAATCCAATAGGAAGGATACCCCCCCCTCCTCCACCACCAAGTATCATCGGACCAGTTCCATCACCTGATGGTATGGGTATTGGAACAATTTGCTGTTGCCCTTCATAAGAAGTTTGTCGTGCAAGTTGTGATGCTTGTCTAGATAAAGATTGAGTTGGTTGTTGAGGAACTCTTGCAACAGATGGTCCAGTTGGTACTGCACCACCCATACCACCTTTATATTGAAAAGTATTTCCTCCAAAAATAGCACCAACAGATTTTAAATACTCTAGTGGGTTAACTGTTCCAGAAAATCCAGAAGTACCTGGAGTTCTATATTCAAGGTGAGTAACTCCAGTTGGACCAACTCCATAAGAAACAACTTGTCCAGGCGCAAGAACAGCACCTTTTTTGACGGCTCCATCTAATCTCCCAAGTTCTGCTAATCTTTCAATTTTTCCAGTTGGAGTTAAAATATCAACATATTGATAATATCCACGCGAGTCATAGTCAATGTTAATAACTTTACCTCCAAGGAAGGTTATTTGTTTTGAACCAGAATACATTTGAAGATCAACACCAGCATGTTTTCTTCCTCCCTTTCTTGGAGCACCGTAGTATTGATTTTGAACGGTATTGGTTTGGTATGTAATTCCTTGATTTTGACTTGGACCTACTGCAATACCTTGATACTTTTTAAGGGCAGTATTATATCTTGATAGATATCCAGAAGTATGTACATTTTGTTGAGATCCACCAGGAAGAGATGGCCAAGTACCTCTAAGTTTCCTAGCAACTGTCATTGGATCTCTTTTCAATGCATTAACAAGTCCACTTTCCCCATAACCATAAACGGCTGTTGCTAATTTCCAAGCTGCTATATCTTGATTTTCTGGAGTAAACGCCTTTGCTGGTTTATATTGATCCCAAGTTGAAGATAAAAATTGATATCTACCGGCAGCATCACTATACGTTCCCCAAGGTGTTCTTTCACGAATTCTGGGGTGGTCAGCATACCCATTAAATGTTTTACTTGGATAACGAGCATTATATCCACCCGCTTCTGCGCCAGCAATAGCGTCTAATAATGCTTTACCTTCAGCAGGAATTGTCGATGAAGTAATTCCACCACCACCTCCCCCTGCACTGGGACTAGGTGGTGGTTCCATTTCAACTTCACCTAAGTCTTCTTGTTTTGGATTTATTTGAGTTATTTGACCCGTCATATTTTTATAAATTTCTTTTCCTGCCCAATCCCCAATAGCAGCACCAATTATTCCACCAAGGAATGAACCCACACCAGGAATAGGTAAAGCAACTGTACCAATTGCACCACCAATTGCTGCACCAAGAGTAGCACCAGCAGCTCCTGCTACAGCATTATCAAGTCTTTCTCCCATAGCAAGATCAATACCTATACCAATTAGAGCTCCAATAAAAGGTATTTTCTTAAAAACTTTAGATACTTTTCCTAAATGTTTTGCTCCTTTCTCACCAAATAACTTTTCTGATCTTTTTAAAATAGATGTATTTGTGGGTCTTGGAGTTCCTGGTTTTACTGGTTTTGTTCTTAACTTTCCCTTTGTAGGATCTACTCTTTTTGACACTCCTGTTGCACGAGTTGCACCAGCACCAGTAGCAAGACTGGAAACATTTTTAAAAGTTCTTTTAACAAAGTTTCCTATTGCTTTACCTGCTTTAAATAATAAATTTTTAACACTTCCCCCCAATTTTTTGAGAAGGTTTAGTGTGAATTTAGCAGGACCTTTAAACAGTCTGGCAGTTACCTGCCCAATAGACTTAACTAAATTTCCAGCAGTATTACTTATTGATATTATAGAAAACTTCATAACATTAAAAATATTATCAAATCCCTTTAAAATATCATCAAATGCTTTGAAAATAAAATCTTTTTTTGATAACAAGAAATTAAGTAAACTTCCTAGAAGAATACTTCCAAAAAAGTTTATGATACTATCAAAAAAATTAAGTCCAGGAATTTTAGGTCTCTTTAAGTTTTCGACAGAAGGTGGTTTTTTTTCTTCTAATTCTCTTTCTCTTTTACTTTTTTTATCCTTTTCATCTTGTTTGGTGTCTTCTTTTACATCTTTTATTTTTTCATTCTTTCTACTAATAAAGAACTTGGTAATAGAATCTAGAGTATCGGCAATATTAAAAAATCTTTTTCTTATATTGCCAAAATCATCTACAACTTTTTCATCTTGTTGATTTTTGATATCCGATATCTTTACAATAGATGAGGAAATTTTTGGTTTTAATTGTATTGAACTTTTTCCAGTTTTTACAATCGCTCCACTTTTTTTATTTTTTCCAAGCAAAGCATCTGTAGATATTTTTTTACCTACAGCAGTCGATTTTGATTGTGGTAAGAGAGGTAATGCCATATTATCCTACAACATTATAGATTGCTTTAACAACCATTGTAGTCATATTATTAGGATCCTCAGAAGAAAATGATGGAACCTCTGCTTGATTTGGAGCAGCAGATGAAGTTGGAACCGAAGATCCAGATCTACCACTACCCATAGGAATTGGTAATGGAACAATGGATGATCTAGCATTAGGAGGAGGAACTGCTGGAACTCTTGGTGCAGTTTGTCCCAATTTTGCTTTTGTTATTACGTTTTTAAGTGCCTTATCATATTGTTCATAATTTTTATAATCCTCTGGTTTTATAATTGTTGTATTTACAATTTCTCTTTTAATTCTTTGAGCAATTGCATCAGTAAAATCTCTTTCAGTATAACCACCATAAGAGGCACCAGACGCTGCAGCCTGTGTAGTTCTTGGGTCTGTCGCAGAATTTGGAATCATTCTACGAGAATGGTCCATTCCAATAACTAAAGGAGCACCATCTAATGAACTCCTTAACCCTCTAATGAATTCAGACATATAATCACTATTTGCAAATCCAGTTGGAGATTTATATCGATCAACTGCCTGTTTAAGTGTTGAAAATTCTGCTAACGCAGATGGAGAACCTGAAGAATTAGCAACTCTCAAAGACTTTAGATCACGATTTACTGCGGTTGATCCAGTTCCCTGAAGTCTGTTTATTTTATTTTTTTGAGCAGCTTGTGAAAGAATAGAGGCAAGAACATTAGCAAATTGTCCCTGTCCAATAACATGGGCACCTCCAGTATAAGTTGAGGATACTGCATCCATATGTGGAAAAAGTGTTCCCACTCTCCCCCCACCTTGCATTGGTTGAATTCCAAGTTTTCCAAATTTTGGTTCATTTGTTCCGCCACCCATAGCATTCATTGCAAGTAAAGTATCTCTCCCCCAAAAGTTTGCTGCCGGATTACTCATCATCACTTCACCTTCTTTAGCAGCGATTAAACGATCATCTTTTCCAAATCCAGATATTTTAACTCCCGAATTTTTTTTAATTTGACCACCACCTTCGAAAGAAATATCACCAACATTAATAACCGGTCCACCACCAGTTTGTTGTTGAACATAATTGACAACTTGGCCACCACCAGTTTGTTGTTGCACATAGTTAACAACTTGACCACCACCAGTTTGTTGTTGCACATAGTTAACAACTTGACCACCACCAGTTTGTTGTTGAACTGGAAATGGTGTTGGTATTTGTGGGGGGCCAGGAATAGTTGGTATTTGTGGTGAATTAATTGGTTTTGCACCTGGTATTAAATTTATAGCACTATTAATCTGGCCGATCAATCCAGCAATTCCACTGTTAATAGAGTTAATTACAAAGTTAATTGGAGAAACAAAAAAGTTCCACAAGAATGAAATGATATTGTTTAAGAATCCTACAACACCATTTGCAAGATTTTTTAATGGATTTAAGATGATTGATGGATTTTTAAAGACTGATAATAAAAAATTGAGTGCTGAACCTATTAGAATAGAAAGGAAAAATTGTTTTATTCTATCAAAGAAACTGACAAATGGTTTTGATACTTTCTCCAAAATTTTATTTGCTTTCTTACCAGTGCTTTCTAATTCAGATTCTCTCTTACTCTTTTTTTCCCTTTCACCTTTTCTTCTTTTCTTTTCTTTTTCCTTTTTCTCAAGAGATGCTTCATCTCTTAAAGTAGATAATAGTTCATCAAGTTTATCTTTAATATTGTCAAGTTGTTCCCCAAGATCTTCTTTCAAAAATTTAACAATTTTACCATTAGTCGTAGAGTCAACTTCATCCTGACCCATTCCAGGAGGAAGTAATTTCTTAGGATCTAATTGGACTTTTTGAGCAGAGGGTGCTTTTCGATTTATTACCTTATCAATATTAATTTTTTTAGGTTTAATTTTAAAAGATCCAGTCTTACTTTTTACTCTCTTATATTCATTTGTAATCAACTCAACACTCTCAGTTGACATTTGAGAGTTTGACATTCTGCCTTTTACTGCAGCCTCTTTTAAAAGAGATGCATATTCTTCATAAGTTAAATCAAATACATCTTCCAACCCCAAGATAGAAAGAATTTGAGAATCTATTTCTTCTTCTACAAGATCAGTTCCCTTTACACCTGCAGGAACTATTGAAGATGAAGTTATTGGTTCGGATGAAGGAGGAGAATCTTTTTGTGTCTTTTCAAATGCTTCTTCTTTTGGTTTTGTATGATACCTCGCAACTAACCATCTTTGATATTCTTCACGTTTATCCGGAGCATTAGCTTCATCAAAATTAGGAAATCCTTCTGGATCTTTTTTTATATTTTCTATTAATTCATCTGCTTCTTTATCGGATAACTTAACATATGAAGTTACACTAGAACCACCAGGTTGTTTCACGCCAGTCAATTGTCCCTTGAGAGTGGCAAGAGTCCTACGCCCTACAAGATTGTGACTATACCATTTTACTATTCCTGATGGTGCTTCAACCGCCATTTTGTTGCTGTCTTAGTTTTTCATCTTCCAGATGTTGTTGTAATAAACCAATATATACATCCCTTTCCCAGGGAATCATATTTTCAATCTCAGTTAATGAATATTTATGGTACTGCATCAAAGCAAAATTGATCTTGAAATAATTTTCAAGATCCATGTGTACCATACCTATGCGAAAAAACTGGAAAGACCTTCCAATACGACAGTGCTTTCCACATTAGTTTTTGGATTGACAAAAGTAATTTCGTGTGAAAGTTTTGGCATAGTCTCAAAAAACTTTTCAATTTGTTTAAATTGAAAACTATTCATTTGTTCAAGAAAATCAACAAGTTCTTTTTTAGTAACGTCAGACGTGGACCAAACCTCTTCCTCATTAAAAATTTTATCAATACACGAAGCAATCAAATCAAAAGATTGATTCATGTTTGTATCATTAGAGAGATCAAAATTACTCTTGATGAACTGATCCAATGAAGGATATTTCATCTCCATTACAAGGTTTTCATCAAGTTTAATTTGTTTATTATGCTCTGGATCTTTTTTTACTTTAATATCATCAATACTAATATTGACTGGTACAGAAGTTTCTCCATCATCTGGAGCAATGAGATTAACTTCAATTTCTTCTCCCACAGATTTTCCACGAATGTTGAGAAACAAATATTCAATATCAAAAGTTGGTAACAGTTCTACCTTAACAGTTTTTGATTGAATACAATTCTTTAATACTGCTTTGATCGCATTAGAAATTTCTTTTGTATCATCACTTTCTAATGCAAGAACAAGAAGTTTTTCTTCTTTAACTAAAAATGGTCTGTACTTTATTTTTTGTCCCGTGGATGGCAACTCAAGTTCATAAGTTGGAGTCGCAATTGTTGGTAAAGGCATAATGTCCTATAGGATTTTCAGTGTGATTATTTATTCCTCAAAAGAGAGGTTCTCCTGCAAAGTTAGTCAACCTTCTAGTTGATAATGCATTTGTAATCTCTTCACTTTCACCGACACCTGTAGAAAAGATTCCTGGAAATCTTTGAGCGACTTCAAAATCACTTCCAAAGGCAGGTCCAAGTTTTTCGGAACTTCTATTCAACTCCGTATTTCCAGGAGCGTTTGGATTTGATATTGAAGATGGTATAGAAATAAATTTCCTTTCACGAACATAACGGATATAGGAAAATGATACAGTGCATTTTAACAACTGACTTTGTTCATAAGAAATTGGCATAGAAACTATACTAATCGGAAATGCCTGAACAAAAGTATAATTCATAACTGTTCCAGCAGCATATCTATCTTTTTCAAATTTTGTAAGGTATATGTCAGTTTTATATGTGTTGGGATAAATGACTCTATTGTTTACGTAAGGACTTTTAAAATCTTCCCTTGCTAGTCCACTATCTCTTCTACTTCCTTCTCCTGCAATATAATTAATCCAACCATCAAAAAATTCAATTACATTATAATTTCTATCAACATAAAAAGTTAAATCTAAAGTATCATCATATATTCTTCTGTATGCCATTTTCTCAGTTACACCATGGTAATCATTTGTAACATCATGAGTTGCCAAAGAAGATCCTGGTAAAGATGCCTCTGAACACAACAACTCAATATTTTCAATTGCAAAAGGATAAAGATTTCTGCCAGAAAATTCCAAAAAACTAAGAAGATTTTGTGGAGGAGTTAAGTTTACTTGATAAAGAGAAGTTTGTGCAATGTTAAGAACTCTAGACTTAATTTCACTAACATTAAAATGACGAACTGTTTTTGGTGAGCCCATCTATAAATAATTCTTGACCGTATATATTATGTAGTAAGGATAATGGCAGAAAGTATCAAGAGCAAATACAAACCATCTTATCCCCAAAAATATATTGGAGATCCCAACAATATTATTTGCAGAAGTAGTTGGGAGCGTAAGTTTTGTCATTGGTGTGACTTAAATGAAAATATTATTGCTTGGGGTAGTGAAGAAATTCATATTAAGTATTATGATCCCGTTAAACAAAAAGTAAGAAACTATTTCCCAGACTTCATTATTAAAGTTAGAGAGCAGTCTGGCGAAATAAAAAAATACATTATAGAAATCAAACCAAAGAAAGAAACTGTAGCACCAAAGCCAAGGTCAAGAACAACTAAATCTTATCTCCATGAAGTTTATACTTACGCAACTAACCAAGCGAAGTGGAAAGCAGCACAAGAATTTTGTAAAGATAACATGATTGGATTCAAGATTATCACCGAATCAGAATTGGGGATTAAGTAATGGCAGAAGGTTTTGGGCAGTATGCTAGCGTTCCCCCAAGAATGAGAGAGTTGAAAAAGAGAATTGATGCTGCTGGTACATATGACCCAGAAGACTTAATGTTGATTATTATGGATGTTCTTAAAGAAGAAGTGTTATATCCAGAACCAGGAAAATTTTATACATTTGTTTATAATCCCAAAACACCAAACATTGAATATGATCAACATCCATTAATTGCTTGTACTTCATTGGAGAGATGGGGATTTAAAGCAATCAATTTTCATTGGAGACAAGGAAGACAATATACTTGGGAAGAAGTTGCTGGTAAACTTCATGTCATAAAGTATGAAGAACTTGATGAGATGCTTTCTATACCTTATGCAAAATTCCGTCTAAATAAATAAAAAACTCCCCTCATAAATGTCTCATACTCTACACAAAATTGAGATGATCAGTCCTCTTGTAAGTAGGGAGAAGTTCTGATGCCAACTCCAAATTCAACTAGAACAATAACAACTATAAAACAACCATATCAAACAAGTGGTGGAGAAACTTTATATCTAGGAACTGAAACAACAGTTCAAGTTGACGCAAATGGAAAATATATTCCAAACAGTGCAGAAATTAGTTTAAGATTATATACTGGAACTGGAGTTTTAGGTACAGATTACAAAACTGTTGCGATAAGAAACGCTGGAGAGCAGTGGAGATTAACACAAGATGGAAATCAAAATTATGTTGCAGGAGTAGACTTAAGACAGACTCTAGCAAATAGAAACTCAATGATGAATATAAATTTAAATAATCATGTTTCTAATGCACTTCAAGCACCTTTACAAGGAGTTCCCGCAGGACAAGTAAATACAAATACACAATCAAGTGCAAACGCAGCTGCTGGATTAGCTCCAACAGCTGGAAATGCTAGACCAGATCCACCAGGATCTCCTGCTCCACCAGGACCTCCTGCTCCACCCGACCCATCATCTCTAACTCTTCAACCACTGTTAACAGATGAAGAATTTAATGGTCAATTTAAAACTAAAGATATAAATTATGGAGTTTTAAGATATCCAAAACTACAGCATAAAGAAGAAACTTTTGATTATTTAAAAATAGATGTTTTAAAGTATGTTAAATCTGGATTAATACAAAGTGGATCGGAAAGATTAGATCTAGCAAGACCATCAGAAAGATTAAAGGATATATTGGGAACAGTCATTTTGCCCATGCAACCTAATATTTCTGATAGCAATGGAGTTTCTTGGAATGAAGATCAACTTAATGCTATACAAGGTGCTTTTGCTGGAAATGCTTACACTTCAATCGCAGGTGCTGGAAATATAGGAAGTGCTCAAGATGCAGTAAGAGCAGTTACAAATCTTTTAGATAGTCTTGGAGACACAATTGGAACACTGGCTAATTCAAAAGGAATGTCTGAACTTATCGCAGGTTATTTTGCTGAACAAGCAGTTGGAGCAAATGTAATAGGAAGAGCAACAGGAGCAGTTATCAATAATAATCTTGAACTTCTCTTTGCTGGACCCAAATTAAGAACATTCAGATATAGTTATAAATTTACTCCTAGATCAAAAGATGAAGCGAAAGAAGTAAAACAAATTATTAGATTATTTAAAAGAGAAATGTCAACTTCAAGATCCGACACAGGACTATTTTTACAAACTCCCAATGTTTTTCAACTTAAATACATATACAATAATGGAAAACAAGGTTCTGGAAATCAACATCCATTTTTAAATAAAATTAAACCATGTGCTCTAACCAATTTTAGTGTAAATTATACTCCAGATGGAACATATATGACATATGCTGATGGAGGATCTATGACATCATATGCAGTTGATATGGAGTTTTCAGAATTAGAACCAATTTATAAAGAAGATTATGATACAGATGAAGGCAAAAAAGGAATGGGTTACTAAAAATGGCAAGACCATATTTCAGACAAGTACCAAACTTTGAGTACGTTAATCGTAACCAAGACGGTCATGATATTTCGAATTATATCGAAGTTAAAAATTTATTCAAACGCGGCAAACTTCGTCCAGACATTTTTGGTAACTTAAACTTTTTTACAAAGTATAAGATCATTGGTGATGAGAGACCAGATAATGTTGCATACAAGATCTATGGTGATGAAACTCTTGATTGGGTTGTGCTTCTTTCAAATAATATTCTGAATATTCAAACAGAATGGCCATTACCACAAACTTCTTTTGATCAGGTTCTCTTAGAAAAATATGGTTCCTATGAGACTCTATATTCTGGAATTCATCATTATGAGACAGTAGAAATTAGAAACTCAAATGGTTTAAAGATTCTTCCAGGAGGTCTGAGAACTCCAAATACATGGAGAACTAATGGAAACTTTATTCAAGTAACTAAGACATCTGTCAGTCAAATCTTTGCAGGTAGTGCAGGTGTTGCATCCACAACTGTCACGGTAACTCTAAACAATG